TCGCCGTTCGTCTCGACGTACACCCACGTCGGGCTGTCGGGGTCGCAGCCGCAGCCGACTATCCGGCGCGAGTCGTGCCGCACGCTAACGCCGCACCTCACGCACTCAATCATCGTCGACCTCGGCCGGCGGTGCGACGAATACATCGTTCACCGCATCACTCCACATCAGGTTCAGGTGGTGGCGGTGGCACGATAACTTCGCCATCAACAACTTCCCAACCGATAGCGGCTGGGTGTTCTGCGTCGTACTCAATCAGGTGGTGAGGGTCATCGTTCACCCAATCAGGTGCGACGACGACAACATTCACCACCACGCCATTCGTCGTGTCAGGTTCTACCACCGCAACGGTTCGCTCGCTCATCATCGCACCTACGCCTTCACCTGATACTCAATCCACACATAGCCGCTACCGCCTGCCGCACCACCATTACCGCCTGCCGTGCCGCCTGCGCCGACCGTCACGGCGATACCTGTGCCTGCGGTGACTGCGCCACCTGCGACGATGAGAGCACCGTTTAGTGCCGTTCCCGCCATACCGCCACCAAGACTTTGTTCGTTGATACTCATAAACGCACCGTTTCCACTGTTGGCTTGCCCTGCCGTTGATGATACGCCGTCTGGCGTACCGTGATTTAGGTCGCAACCGCTTCCGCCTGTTGCGCTAATCGTGCCGCTTGCGAACGCCACACTTGATGTGCCGCCATTACCGCCTACGCTTGCCCGACCAATCCCACCACCGCCTGCGAGAATGTGCGCCACCGCATAAGTAGCACCAGCAGGTGGCGTGAATGTTCCATTAGCCGTGAACACATCTACCTTCGTAATCATCGCTGGCTCACCTGCCTTATTCCAATCCAATACTGACTGACCGACGAGAAACCTTTGCGAGTATCTAGACACATCTCATCTCCTATGCGGTGATGCGGTTCACATAACCGCCGATGAGTACGACGTTGGCGGTTGCGGCGAACGCGCGCACGACGAGCGGTGTGGCGTTGCCGACGATGACGAGGCCGGCGACGACGAGCAGTAGCCCACTCTCGGCCGTGATTGTTTGCTCGATGAGGTCGTCGGGCGCCGAGGTGCCGCCCCACTCAATCGTCAGTTTGCGGTCGGTCGTATCCGAGTTGACGGCGTACAACCACACCTCGTCAATCGTCGTCGCGGTCGACGAGCCGGTGTGGATAGTGGTGCCGGCCGTCGCCGTCTGCGCGACCTTGATGAGCCGGCCGTCGGTGCTGCCGCTCAGTTTGAGTTTGCTGTACGTTGCCACTACCGCCTCCTATGCGAAGAGTGCTGCCGCGAGCACCAGTTGGTCACTGTTGTTGACGATACCGTATGCCTCCCACGCGCTACCAGTGTAGTAGTAGACGGTGTTGTCGGCGTCAATGTAGGCGAACATACCCTCGGCGAGCGTCGGCTCGCCGGCGCCGCCGAACGCAGCGTCGCGCGCCGCAGTCGTCGCGAACCGGCAGATAACTTGGTCTTGTAGAAACGTGTTGACTTGCGCCGCAGTGAGCACGTCGCCGGCCACGAAGAGTTTGATGCCGGCGCCTGCCATTGTTTCAGCCTAGCAGAGTGTCACGCGGCGAGGGCGTTATCGGTGTCTAGCGTGCCGTAGGTTGCGTCGTCGAGCACGAACTGATAGACGATTTGGGCGGTTGCCAATCGCAGCACTACGTCGTGGCTATTGACGCCTATGCGGTGTTGGATACCGTCGATGGCGTACTGTTGGCTGACTGACGCCGGCGAGCCGGTTGCGAACGTGCGTTCGACGGTGACGATGTCGCCAATCTCGATGCCGTTGACGAGGTTGCGGTTGGCGTCGCTGAGGGCGTGGAGGGCGATGGTGAGGTCGGTGAACCGGTACTCAGGGTATGCGTACAGTTCGACGAGCGTGTTGGCGAGGGTGGCTGATTGGCTGTCGTCGGCGAATAGCAGATTGTCGAGGGCGAGCGTCGAGATACCGTATTCAGTTTGGCTCGCGGCGTCGTCGGCGGCCTGCGGGGTGCCGCCTTCGCGGGTGACTTGGACACGGTTGTAGGTGAACTCTTGACCGTAGCGAGTGGTGATGGTGCGGTAGGGGATGCCGGCGCCGGCGTCGGTGAACGTGGCGACCGACGTTGCGAACTGCGTGGTGAGCCGGTCGGTGAATGTGAGGGTGCCGTCGGCGGCCGCGAAGAATAAACCTTGCTCGGTGGCGGCGACGGTTTGGAGGTAGGCGAGGGCGTTGGTGTTGGCGGCGATGACTTGCGTGCCGAGTGTGGCGGTGCCGGCGTCAATCGAGCGGGTGGCGGCGGGATAGTTGACCTCGGCGCGGTCGAGGATGGCGGTGACGCGGGCGCCGGAGAGTTGCGAGGTGGGTGTGACGTCGGTGCCGATTGCGGTGGTGGCGAGTAGGGCGAACTCGTCAGCCGCTTGGAATGTGACGGTTGAGAGGTTGTAGTCGTAGTCGACGTCGATGTCGGTGAGTTGACCGGTGAATAGGGTCGTGCTACCTGACGTGACGGTGAGTTTGCGGCGGGGCGTGACGCCTGATTTGTTCTCAGTGGCATCCCAATACGGCGACGCCTCGTTGATGGGGTCGAACCGCCGGTCGTTGTTGACGAGGGCGACGCCGGCGCTGCCCGCCCTGAACGCTGAGAACTCGTCGCTGCGACCGCGATTGATGGTGAGGTTCTGCGCGTACTCGCTGATGTCGACGCCTTCGAGGGTGCCGTCGAGCACGTCGTCGCCGTCGAGCGTGCTGCTGTCGAGGGTGAACTCGCGCACGATGAAACCGAGTTCGCATAGCACTGTGAGTTGCTCGCCCCACGGCAGCGTCGTCGCCATTACTGAAACGCGAGGCCGGCGCCGGTGTTGATTGGTACGGCGCCGTTGGAGCGCTCGTAGGCGCGCAACGCGTCGATGATTTCTTGGGCAAGGTCGGTTTTGTTTTGTAGCGGTTTGGCGTCGACCTCGATGGTGACGTTGGTGGTGCCGCCGCCGGCGACCGCGACCGGCGCGGCGACCGTCGACGGCTTGTTGTTGGCTTGAAACTCCCGATTGACTTTGGCGACCTGCGCAGCGTTGAGGGCGGCTTGCGCCTCGGCGAGTTTGGCTTGCGCGTCGGCGAGGTCGAGCACCGCGTCGCGTTCGCGTTGGATTGCCTCGGCCACCGCGTCGATTGCGTCGACCTCGCGGTCGCGGGCGGCGTTGAGGGCGTCGAGCGCCTCTTGATAGCGTTCGCTGCCCTCTTTGGCGCCGTTGACGACCTCGTTGAGAAACATCTGCGCGAGGCCTTGCTCGACGGTCGCCTCGCTGACCTCGTCAATCGCGTCTTGTACCGACACTTTGGCGCGGGCGAGGTCGCGCTCGGCGTCGGCAATCTCCTGCGGGCTCGCCGCACGGTTGCGCTCGTCGTCGAGTTTGCGCACGGCGTCGGCCTGCCCGATTGTCGCGTCGATGACGCTGAGTTTGGCCTCCTCCAACGCAATCTCGCGTTTGCGTATCTCGACGGGGTTGGCGTCGGGCTGCGCTCGTAGTTCGGCCAGTTCGCGCTCGGCGTCGGCGACGTCGAAGTTGGCTTGCTCAACGCGAAACTTGGCGCGCGTGAGGCCGCGCTCGGCCTCGGCGACGCTCGCGGGGTCGGCCGTGAGGGCGCGCAGGTCGGCGAGCCGGCGCTCGGCCTCGGTGACGGCGCGCACTGAATCCTCTTGCCGGTAGTTGGCGTCGCGCAACCGTTTGGCGGCATCCTCTTGCGCCTTCTGCGCGGCGACCGCCTCCTTGCTAGTGCGCGGGAAACCGCCCACGACGAGGTTGAAACGTGCTTGCGCGTCGGCGACGGTCTTGGTGGCGGTCGCAAGCGCGGTCTGCGCCTTGCCGATTGACTTTTGGGCGTCGGTGACGGCGCGCGACTTGTCTTGAACGGTGCGCAGCGCGTCGGCGTAGGTCTTCATAGCGTCTTTGGCTTTGTTGGCGGCGCCCTTGGCGCCGCCGCCGCCGCCGCCTTCGCCGTCGCCCTCGCCGCCGCCGCCGCCGCCGAGCGCCGTGTTGAGTTTGCTCGTCTCCTTGCGGGCGCCAATCGTCTTGAAGCGCATATCTTCGACGGCGCTGCCGTATGACGTGACCGCCGGTTTGGTGTTGCTCATCGTGCTCGCCACGGTCGAGGTTTGGGCGGCGGTGAGCCCCATAGAGGCGCGTAGTTTGTCGAAGTCGACGGTGACGCGGTCGATGTTCGGCACTAGCGGGATGCTGTTGAACTTGTCGATGAGGAAGTTGATTGCGCCCACCGCTATCTCGGCGAGTTTGATTTGGATTGTCTTGAACGCGTCGATGAAGAAACCGACGGCGGCGCCGCCTATCTTGACGAGGCCGGTGAACAATCCTTTGAAGAGGTCGGGGAGTGCGGCGACGAGCGCGACGACCGCACCGCCGAGGCCGATAATCAGGTCTTTGCCGAGGGTGGCTGTCCACTTGACGAGGCTGAGGCCGAGTTTGACGCCGAGTTTGAGCAACATTGGTACGGCGGTGCCTAACGCCCACTTGGCGATTGGGGCGAGCAGCGAGACGAGTTTGTGCGGCAGTTCGCGCAGCAGTGGGCCAATCCACGATACGAGGGCGTCGCCTAGTCGTTGCGCCTGTTTGACGAGGTTGGGTAGGCCGGTGCTGAGTATCCAGTTGCCGATTGCTAGCGCGAACTCTTGGAGTTTGCCGAGCAGTTTGGGGATTATGGGCGTCACCCAACCGAAGAACGCGTTGCCCCACTCGATGAGTTTGGTGACGAGCGCCTCGCGTGCTCGCATTAGGAATGACACGATGCGCGGGATGAGTTCTTGTAGTTTGGCGATTGCCTTGGGTATCATCGGCGTCACCCACGCGACGAACTGCTCAGCGAGTTCGCTCAGTTTGGCGACGATGCGCGGTGTCGCCTCGACGAGCCAGCCGACGAACGCCGCACCCATCTCGCCGAGTTTGGCGACGACGGCCGGTAGCATTTCGCGCAGTTTGTCGACGACGACGAGCGCGAACTCGCCGAGTTTGCCGAGCAGAAACTGGATGCCGCCCGCAAGGCCGCCGGTCTTGAACGCCTCGCCGGCCTGCGTTGCCATCGGCACGACGTTGTTGACCATAAAACCGGCGAACTTGGCGACCGCCGGCAGTAGCAGGGTGCCAATCTCGTCGCGCACGTGACCGAACGCGGCGCTAATCCTGAACGTGTCGGTGGTGGTGGCCTTGGCGGTGCCGCCGACCTGCGCCTCGATGGCTTTGAGTAGCGTGTCTTGCGCCTCCAACATCTGGTTGGAGTTGACGAGGGCAGCAATCTTGGCCTTCTCTTGGTCGGTGAACGTGACGCCGCTACGCGCGAGCGCCGTGATGCCTTTGATGGGGTCTTGTAGCGCTTTGCCGAGTTGTACCGCGTTCTGCTCGGCGGCACCGAAACCGGCGGCTGCGAGGTCGACGGCCGCGACGGTCGCGCGGTCGAACGCGCCGCCCACCACGTCGGCCTCGCGGGCGATGTTCTTGAACGTCAGCAGTTTGGCCTGCGTCAGTTTGATTGTCTCGGCGGTGACGCCGAGTTCGTACTCTTGCGCGTCGCCGAACGCTTTGAGGCGGCCGGTGACGGTGCTCGTCTGGTCGCCGAAGAGTTGCATTGACTTAGCAACGGCGTCGAGCCGGTCGTCGGCCTGTTTGGCGAACTCGGCGCCCTTGACCATTTTGAGGCCGAGGTAGCCGAGGGCGGTGGCGCCGGCACTCGCGGCCGCGAAGCCAATCGCCAGTTTTTTGCCCATCGCGCCCACACTGCTGCCGAGTTTGCTGGCGGCGCCGCCGGTCGAGTGGAGGGCGTCGACGGCGCCTTTGGCGTTGCCGAGGATAGTGAGCGTGAGTTTGCGGCCGGCAGCCATATCGCGTCAGTCTAATCGAACGCGTCGTGCGTGAACCGGTCGAGCGCCTCTTGATACTCTTTGGCAATCGTGGGGTACATCGTGCGCACCGACGCGTATAAGAACTGGTCTTTGCCCTTCGCCCATCGCGTGGGGCGAGCACCGGCCGCCCGAAACTGATTCCAGCCGCGTATCACTTTGACGTTGCCGGCCTTATTGCGGGCGACCTCGACCTTGCGACCGGTGTTGATGTTAGATTGCGCCTCAATCCGGCCGACGACCTTTTTGAGCCGCTCGCCTTTGCGTACCAGCGTTGCGCGGCCGCGTGTGCGTTGGCCGCTGCCTTTGAGTTTGATGATGCGACGCTGATTGATGTACGCGCCGAAGTTCGCGCCGCCGAAGTAGGCGACGCCTTTGCCGCCGCCGGTGACGCGGGCGGCGCGACCGGTCGACGTCGCGGTGAGGGTGCCGGCCGCACGCTTTTCTTGGCGGGTGTCGGCGAGTGCTCGCGCGCCGCGTATCACGATTGTCGCCACTTTGTTGTTGGCCTCGGTCATCTGTTTGTCGGCGTCGGCGGTCGACCGTTTGAGGTCTTGCCTGAACTTGTTGAGGCCGACGACCTCGACGCGGCCGCCGGCGCCGATGCCCGCTACTTTGGCCATAGTCACCGCCGTCTAGTGTTGCGCCAACGCAGATACGCCAGCAGTGTGGCAATCATAGTCGCCGGCTCGGCGAGTAGCGCGCTCGGCGCGATGCCGGTCTCGGCGGCGAGCGCCGCTATGAGCCAAGTGGCGCTGTCGTCTCCGAGTTTGGGGTATCACCGCCGTCAGACACCTCGACCTGCGACACGGTGAGTGTCCAATCGGGGTCGAACTTTTTGTCGGTGTTCTTGTTGCGCGTCTCGACGCTCCACGCCAGCCAGCCGAGGTCGGTGACGCGCACCTCCGTCTCGAACCGCGACACGCTGCGCGACCACGTGCGCTCGAACGCCACGAAGTCGGCGAACACGGCCTCGACGTCGCGCACGGTGCCGTCGTTGTACGTTATCTTCAATCCCAGTCGCATTGCGCCCTCCTACGGTGCTTGTTGATTACGACGTCGCCTTGGTGAGCGTGCCGCCTTGGAATGTGAGTGATGTGGTGGCGAGTTCGCCCACGGCGCCACTGATTGGCGTGTGTGAGGCGAGGTACGCGCCAGCGATGCTGTACGACGGATTGCTCGAACTCGTCGCTGCCGACGTCGGCTTGAAACTAATCGTGGTTGTCGTGCCGACGAGCGGAAACACGGTGGCCTCGACGTTGGAGGCGGCGAAGTCTTGGTTGAGCACGACCTCGACGCTGATGTTGCCGAGGCCGGATGTGAACTTGCGGCTCGCGTCACCGAACGCAGTGACCTCCACGGCCTCCTTCTCGTAGTTGATGGTGACGCTCGTGGCGCGCGACGCGAGTTCAACGCTGTTGATGGTCGCCGTGCAGTCGGTGAGAACGATTTGTGCCATAGGGGATTACTCCTTGTCGTGTTTGTCGCGCTTAGGCGTTGAGTGTATCACGGGTTCGAGGTGGCCGCCTGCGACGAGCGCCTCGACATTGAGGCCGTCGAGCGCGTCGCCGGCGACGGTGTCGCCTTGCTTGCCGAGCGTCGTGTTGTCTGACTTGATGCGGTATGTGCTCATAGGTGCCTCACGCGTGAACGGATACGGTGAAGGATACTTGAAGGTAGTCGCCCTCCGCAACTGCCACGGTCTCAATCTGGGCGCCGCCCTCCACGTGCAGAGTTTGGGCGACGCCGCCGAGGGTGCGGTCGCCTTCGAGGGCGGCACGGATGGAGGATGCGCCAGAGTACGAGAGGTAATCGTCGAGACGAGAGTGCGCCAACCGGTCGACGTACCGGCCGACAATCACGATGACGTCGAACGACATCCGCACGTCGCCGCCGTTCATCGCGCGGTGATACTCGACATTGGTAAGCACCGGAAACGCCTGCGGCGGGTTGAGTTGTTCTGGTTGGAATGACGAGGTGCGAAGCCCGCTCACGGTGGCTAGGCGGGTGGCGAGGCCGGCGGCGGCCTGCGAGACGGTCGCCGGCATTAGGCGACGCCTAGCAGGCGGTAGCCGTTGAGTAGGTCGCGCACGTCGGGGTCGACGGCGCGCACTTGGATTGCCATATCGGCGAAGCCGACGACGCCGAGCGCCGCGTTGTAGCGGGCGAAGTGCCGTATGGCGAGCAGTTTGGTGGCCTCCTCAACGTCGTCAGGTATCGACGGCCAGCCCCACACGCCGACGACCTGCGCGCCGGCGAGCATCGGCACCGTGAAGATTGGGAATGACTTGGCGCCGATTGCGAGGATGCGCCGGTACGGTCGTGATTGGAGGTCGTGGTCGCGCGGTTCGAGCACGTAGTCGGTGTTGACTGTCCACGTGGTCTCGAACGTGTTGTCGCCGTTGTCGTCGGTTTTGAGGGTGGTGACGCTGACGAGGTCGTTGACGAGCGGCAGCCGGTACTCGTCGTATGCGTAGAGAGACACGGTTTGCGAGGTTTGGTAGAAGAACCGACCGGTGAAACTGTCGACGCGACGCGAGGCCGATTCAATCGCGCCTTCGAGCAGCGTGTCGTCGGTGCCGTCGGTTATGCGCAGTATGCCCTTGACGGCTGCCAACGTCGTGTAGCCGTTGACAATCGGCATTAGGCGTCGCGCCGCTTGGCGCGCCTCTTGACGGCGCGTTCGACCGCCGGCTGTACGGCCGTGCTCTCGACGTGCGGCTCGTCGTCGACGTGGCCGAGTGCGCGCAACTGTTCGGTGACGAGGTCGGCGCGCGCGTGGAGGCCGCGTTGTCGGTAGCCGGCGCGCTCGACGAGCAACGCCGAGACGATGCTCAGGTCGTATCGCATACGAGGATTGTAGCAGTCACGCCGCCGCTAGGCGGCGTGCTCGCGTTAGAACGTCGGTGTGACGAGGCCGGTGCCAGAGATTTTTGCCCAAGCGTTGGGGTATCGGTTCGCCGTCACCGCAACGTAGCCGTACACAATCATCTGTACGTCGAGTTCGGCGGCCTTGGGCTGCTCGAAGCGCAGCATCATCGGTTCGCCGGCGCCGTTCTCCCACAGGTGGAGTTCTTGCAGGTTGCCCACGAAGATTGTGTCTTGGTTGGTGCCTGCGCCTTGAACGATGCTGACGTTTGCGTCGGTGATGACCGGCAGCCCCATAATCGTGTAGCCGGAGTTGCCGTAGACGATTGAGTCGGCGCCGGTCGACATCGCGTTGGTTGGGCCATTCGACGTCGGCACCGCGAGCGGTCGGTTTGCGGTGTCGAGCGCGGCGAGGATGAACGCCAAGCGGCGTGGGTGCATCACAATCGCGTTTGGGCCAGCGAAGTACGTTGTCTGAACCTTCTGGATGGCGTCGGCCAACTTGGGGTACAACTCGGCGACGGTCGGTGTGTCGTCAGTGTATGTGGTTGACTGGCCGGCTGACGCGAGCAGTTCGACGTTGAGTAGGTCGTCGACCTTGGTGTGATACGCGGCTGCGAGGTCGGCCATCACCAGTGAGTCAATGTTGGTGCCGCGTTCAATCGACTGCCGGCTGACGTTCTGCTGACCGGCGACGGTCTTGACGTCGATGTCCAACTTGGTGTCATCCATATTGGTCTCTTGAACGGCTGCGCCTTCGGTCTGTACCGCGACGGCCGTGCCGGTGGTGACTTTGCTGATGCTGAGCGTCAGGCCGCTTGCCGGCAGTTGGTGACGGCGCGAGCGGTCTGCGAGCGGGCGACCGGCGCGCGCGAGCGGCGCAGCGAGGTCGGTGAGAAACTGCGGCACGATGAGGCCAGCGAAGTTGGCGCTGGTGACGTCGCGGCGCTCGACGTGCTCTTCGCGCGAGTGACGCGCGAGACGCTCTTGCGCTGCGTAGTCGTTGTTGAACTGTGCGCGGTACGCGTCGGCGATGAACGAGTGCTCGCCGGTCGGCGTGTAGGTGCGCGGCTCGGCCTTGACGGTCGTGACGGCCTCTTCGATGCGGAGTGCGGCGCGGCTCTCGGCGGCCTTGGCGGCGCGCTCTTCGAGTTCGACGTGGCGACGGATTTGCTCATCGAGGTCGCGCACTGCGTCGAGCGCGCTTGCCACCTCTTTGTCCTCGTCGGCGGTGAGTTCGCGCACCATTGATTGCGCGGCCTCGACGATGGCCTCGGCCTTTTCGAGCATTGCGCCGCGCTTTACGCGAAGAGTGTCTGAGTAGTTCATCGTGTGCTCCATCTGTGGGTCTTGGCTTGTGCTACCTGCAACTGCCGTTGACGCAGCAGCCGCGAGGTCGTTGGGGTAAGCGTAGCAACATTTGCGAGGCTACGCAACTCGGCGCTTGTTTGCTCGTAAGCGGGGAATGTGACCACGCTGACGTCGAATAGGTCGACGGCGAGCAGTTCGCGTTCGCGGCGGTCGGCCGACCAGTTGTCACGGAGGGTCTTGAACGCGAACGACATCTGGCTGACGTCGCCACGGCTGAGCGCCGACATTAGGCGCTGCGCGTCGGGGTTGGCGGCGTCGAGGTCGGCCTCCACGCGTAGGCCGGTGTCATCCTCGGATAGCCGTAGGGTGCCGGAGGTGGTGCGGGCGAGCGGCACGCCGTCGTGGTCGATTAGCAGCCGCACGTCTTTGTCGAGGGTGTCGGCGAACGCGCCGCGCCTCACGACCTCGGTGAACGGTAGCGGTTCGCTCGGCGCGTCGAATACGGCGGCGTATCCGACGAGGGTGGTGCCGTCGCCGAGTTCGCGGAGGTCGAGGTTGGTGTACGCGACGCGGCGCTCGTCGTTGCCGGTCGCGCACCATCGGGCGTCGAGAGAGGTAGTCATTGCCGTCAGCATAGCAAGCGGGTCGGGGTCGACGCCACTGGGGTCGAGGTGCCGCGCGGCCGAGTAGCGCGGGTGGTCGCGGTGGAGTAGGTCGTTGTCGCCGACGTACTTGTCGTTTTTGGGGCTGCCGGTGCGCGCCAAGTGTAGAAACGCGTTGACGCGCGCCATCGCCCACTGGGCTCGCGTCATATTGGGGCGATGCGACGTTGAGA